CTATGCCACGTAAGTACAAGCAACGTCGTGGAGACCTTCGCTTCCTTGCTGGATCAAACTTGATTCAGGATTTCCTATATGCTAACAGCATTGGAACAAATCAGACAATCCCACAGGATATCGCTTCAAGCGTAATTCGTGGAGGAGTTGCACCACTAGGTGGACCTGCAGGATATGTGGCACCATTCGCATTTGGTATTCCAATTGTTGAAGTTCCACTACTTCCAGAGACACAGACTGGAACACATTCAGGAGCCGCTGGTTCACATGGAGATATCCACTTGACATTCCCAAATAACGTAGTTATTGGAATCAAGCGTGACGTAACCGTTTACCGCTTCTTCGTACCACGTAAGGACACAATCGAGTACACAATGTATACTCGTGTAGGTGTTCAGATTGAACAAGCAGATGCTTGGGTAGTCGTAAAGAACGTTAAGGTTGCTTCTTAATTAATTAAGAAATAGACCCCGAAAGGCCCCCAATTAATTTTGGGGGCTTTTCATTTTAATTTAACAATGCTATAATTAAGGAACCTAACAAAGGAGAATATATGTCATTTGAGACATTGAAAGTAGCAGAACTCAGAAAAATTGCAGAAGATTTTGCAGTTGATACTGATGGACTAAAGAACAAGGCCGATATTGTTGCCGCTCTTGCCGAAGAGGGAGTAACATGGTCTGTTTACCAAAAGACTATCCAGGATATTGAAAAAGCGGCAGACGAATTTAGTGATGAAGCAGAAGAAATTCTTCCAAGATTTAATCCTGATTCTCAGCCAGAAAATACAATGCTAGTTAGAATGACTAGAGATAATTACAGGTATGATATTCTAGGTTTTACTTTTACAAAAGAGCATCCTTTTGTCGCAATGACATCAGAAGACGCTCAAGAAATTTTTGACAAGGAGGAAGGTTTTCGTTTAGCAACTCCAAAGGAAGTTCAGGAGTATTACGGCTAAACAAACCTAAATAAATGGCCGAGGTTTTAATAAAGAGTCAATCACCAATAACACATAAAGTTTTCTGGAATGGTGATGTTGCAAATGCAGACTCTCTTCCAACGGTAGCGTTGTATGACGTCACCTTAGATGTAGCTGTAAGTCCAACAATTAGTCCTACACAGCTGCTTGCCACGCTCACAGCATCCCTGGATGAAAACAACCCTGGTACATATACCGTCAATATTCCATATCAATTTACAGACAGAAGCAAAACTTTAAGATTAAGTTGGAATTACTCTGTAAATGGAACTACAGTAAAGCATGATGATGAAGTTTTTGTTATTACTCCGTACGTAGATTTTAATCACGTATCAGATTTAAATTTTAGCACAGACTCCTCTGACCCAAACTATAAGTCCTATAGAGATCTTATTTTGGCAGAAAAATATGCTCGAAAGATTATAGAGCAGCACACAGGACAGAGATTTTATTTAGAAGACGAAACTGTTGTTGTATACGGAGATAATTCAGATACCCTGCCATTGCCTTCAAGAATTCATGAATTGCATTATTTACACGCAAACGACATATTACTATTAGACAATATCAATGAAATAAATAATTGGAATTATGATGTTGTTATCAGTGAGAGTGCATACGGTATCAGAATCAATCGTGCTTCAATGATAGACAACACAGTTTATGTGGCAAATGGAATGATACCTCCAAGCATAAATGATTACAGCTATGGAGTTTTTCAGTCTGGAGTTCCATATAGAGTTCATGGAAGATTCGGTTGGGAAAAGGTTCCAGACAATGTCGAGCTAGCTGCAATAGAATTAATGAAAGACTATTTCTCTAAAGACAAAGTATGGAGAAATAAATATATACAGAGTATTCAGACTTTTGACTGGAACTTTAAATATGCAGATCAATCATTTAGTGGAACTGGAAACAACTACGCAGACCAATTGCTTTCAGACTACGTTCTATCAAGATCGGTAGTAATCTAAATGAATAACCTCATAGACTCCGTTCTGTCTATGACGTTAGACGTTTACAGACAGTTTGATACACAAAACGAAGACACAGGGGCTATTTTAAAAGAATGGCATTACTATAAAAGCGTATCTTGCCATGCCAAGGGTGTAATAGGTAACTCATCTACATCGGGTTCAGGAGACAAACAGGTATTTGGTAATAGATACACTAATGATCAAACTATTCAAGTAAGAACTGCTGAAAGATTAACTGCCAGAGAAAAGGTAACTAATATAAGAGATATTGACGGCAATGTAATTTGGGTAGAAATCAATTTTCCAACAGACACTCCAACAGTATTTGAAGTTATGGGCACTACTCCAATTACAGACCCATTTGGAAGAGTGGTTGCATATAACTCATCAATGAAAAGATCGGAGAACCAGGTAATTGGACAATAGCTCTCTACTAGTTACAGCAGCCAGCGGATTGCAAAAAGGCATGTCTGGTACTAAAGGCAAAATTTTAAAAGACAGCACAGTGGCACAAATATCTGCTGCAGTTTATTATCAAGCTCAAGTTGTGTCCAAGTTAGCAACAAACAAGGCATTTGAAAAGAAATTTCAGTCAGTTATATTTAATCAAATAGAACAAGACTTTGGATTGTATGTAGACTCTCAGGCAAGAGTAAATCCTAAATCTTTACACCATATGTACGAATGGAACAAGACGGGCAGCAAAAGCGCAAGATTGTTTAACCTTACAATGATGCCCGCAAGCGGTCTTTCATTTAAAATAGTATCTAATTTTTTGCCATCTAAATCATCCGTTCCAAATAATTTTGGAAAAAGAAAGCATGTATTTATAAACAAAGCTTCTGTGATAGAAGCTGGAATGCCTCTAACAATCCGTCCAAGGTACGCAGAGCGCCTAGTATTTGAAACTAACACTGGAGTGGTATACATGCCCAAAGGGGCCTCTGTGACCGTTACAAGGCCTGGCGGAGGCAAAGCAACTGGAAGATTCCAGATAGCTTATGCACAATTTTTTACAGGCAATTTAGTAAACTTATCAATAAAAAATTCTGGATTTCAAAAGATATTTAATTCATCATTAACTAAAGCAATGAGAGTCCCGTCTGATGTTAGAAAAGTTAAATATTCATTTAATGCTAACACATTAAATATGCAGGCAGAATCAGCAATTGCTTCAGCATTCGGAGGTGCAGCATGACAGATTATAAAGCAGATGTAATGATTGATTTAAGAAAATACCTTTGGTCGGAATTAAAGGCTAATGATATTTTTGTGGATACAGATTATTACTCAGATAATATAGGGCAAGAGATTGTCCCAATTATTCCTGTCCAGCAGTCTCCAGAAATGAACCAATTTTTAAGCGGTAAAAAACATATCGTCTATGACAAGATCGGCCTATCCTATGAGGAAAACTGGGCAATATGTTGTGAGCAAATTTTATTTACCATTTATTCAACAGATGTCTCAGAGATCAATGAAATCAGAAATCTTATGACAGACCTATTTAGAAGAATGGATGAATCGGCTAGGGATACCAACGCCTACTCTGGGATATCAAAAAAGTTTAAATTCTTTAGCATATTTGTTGCCGACATCTCTCCAACAGCCCCATCTGAAGAGCTGGCAGGATTTTTGTCTGCGGACGTAATCCTTGAGGTTAAATATGCAAGACATATAGACTCATCGGGCAGATTCCTATAGTTTGCCTTTTGGCGTATTATACTCTATTATTGGATATAGAGGGAAGGGCCTAGCCAGCCAAGATTTAAGGTTTTACATTTTTAAAAAAAATATATATATTTTGAAAACAGGAGGTACGAAACAATGGCATTTAACTCAGCCAAAAATATTCTTGTAGGAGCTTCACCGCTCTACATTTCAACAAGCGATTCAACAGTATCTGGTTATAAGGAAAACCTTTTAGACAGAGCAACTGGTGGAATTTCTTTCACAGCAAGAACAAAAGCAGCAGTAGCACTAGACGCATCTTCAGATGTTCGTAACGTAGGATTTACAAACAATGGTCTTCAGATCACTTACAA